GGAAGCAATGTCAATTATGAAGCTTCCAAACGATTTTAATCTGATTAATCCTAAAGCTAATCTTAATCATATATGTCAGAATGTTCCTGTTACTACGGCAGAACATCCAGCCCGTATGATTAAAAAGTGGCTTGAAGGTAATGGAGTAGAATCAGTTGAAACGAAGTTCTTAGTAGAAGATAATAAGAAACGAACTTATGACTACGAAAAAAACTGTGTACAATTAGATAGTTTTATGTTATAATATACATTAACCCACAACGATAAAGAAAGAGAATCAAAATGCCAAAGGTAGTATTACAACCGAAAAACAAAAGTAAAAAGCCGATGCCATTTGATGTAGCTCTACGTAAATTCGGTAAACTAGTTGAAGAAGCAGGTATTCTACAAAAGGCTAGAGAAAAAGAGTTTTACGAAAAGCCTACAGCAAAGCGCAAACGCAAACGCAAAGAAGCTTTAAAGCGTCAAAGCAGATTAAATGCTGAAAACAATATTTATTCAAAGCAAAATAGGAAGTACTAATATGAGTATAATGGATAGGTTAAAGAAGAACTCTAAAATCAAGGAAACACAAGTCCTTGACAAGAGTATTTTCTTTTCTAAGAAAGAGCAAGCGCCGACTGATGTACCAATGGTCAACGTTGCTTTATCAGGCGATCCAGATGGTGGTCTATCATCAGGTCTTACTGTACTTGCTGGTCCATCAAAGCACTTTAAAACATCATTTGCTTTATTGATGGCTGCAGCGTATCTAAAGAAACACGAAGATGCAGTATTATTATTCTATGATTCCGAGTTTGGTTCACCTCAATCTTACTTTGAAACATTTGGTATCGATACAAGTCGCGTACTACATACTCCAATTGTTGATGTTGAACAACTTAAGTTCGATCTTGTTGGTCAGTTAGATAACATTGAGCGTAAAGATAATGTTATTGTAGTAATCGATTCAATTGGTAACCTTGCTTCTAAGAAAGAATTGGAAGATGCTTTGAATGAAAAATCAGTTGCTGATATGTCTCGTGCTAAAGCTCTTAAAGGTTTATTCCGTATGGTAACACCATATCTTACAATGCGCAACATTCCATTGTTAGCTATTAACCATACATATCAAGAGATTGGTCTATTCCCTAAAGCAGTTGTTTCAGGCGGGACAGGTATCTATTACTCAGCCGATAACATCTGGATCTTAGGTCGTCGCCAAAATAAAACTGGTACTGAAGTGACTGGTTATGACTTTGTAATTAACGTGGAGAAATCAAGGTTTGTTAAAGAAAAATCTAAAGTGCCTATTCAAGTTTCTTGGGACGGTGGTATTGAGAGTTATTCAGGCTTGCTTGATGTTGCTCTTGACGGTGGCTATGTTGCTAAACCTAGTAATGGCTGGTATTGTCGGGTTGATCGCGCTACCGGCGAGTTGGTGCAGCCAAAAGTTAGAGAAAAGGAAACTTTAAAGCAAGAGTTCTGGGAACCAATCTTTAAAGATACTGACTTTAAAACTTACTTAGTTGAAAAGTATCAAATTGGTGCTAAGCAAGCTAACGAAAAAAACAGTGTACAAGAGGACGAAAATGAGTTATAATAAAGATATATCTGAAAATGATTATAAAATCGTTGAAAGTAATTTATCTGACTTTTATGGAGTTAAACTTACAACTGGTACTTGGGAAAACGTAATTGTAATATATGGTAAAGTTTCTATTAAAGAAAGCAAAGAAACTGGATACGCTACATTAGGTTTTACATATCAGGTAGAAGATTCAGACTCTTTTCAAAAGGATCAGCTAGAATCAAGTGACGATTTTAAAAATCATTTAGGTGACATTTTAAAACACATAATTATGACTAAAGAGGCTAATAGTACAATTGAAGAATGAAATCCCAACACATATACTCAATCACCTTCTCAATAATGAAGATTTTTGTAGAAGAGTAGTACCTTACCTAAAGAAAGAATATTTCGATGGCCAACATAAGATTGTATTTGATTTAATTACAGACTTTGTTCGTGATCATAATAAGCTTCCTACGAGTAGAGTGTTGGAGATTGAAATCGAAAAGGTTTCAGCTCCAGATGAAACACTTACTCAGGCATATGACTTAATTCAAGAAATCTCAGTCAAGTCTGATATCGATACAGAATACCTCATAACTGAATCAGAGAAATGGTGTCGTGATAAAGCAATCTATGGCGCTATCATGAACTCTATTCAAATCATTGATGGAAAAAACCAAGAGGTGACAGAAGGTGCAATACCTGAAATACTACAGGAAGCTCTTGGTGTTTCCTTTGATCAGGCAATTGGTCATGACTATATTAATGATGCTGATTCACGTTATGAGTTCTATAATAACGAAGAAGAGAAGATTCCATTCGATCTTGATATATTCAATAAGATGACGAAAGGCGGCTTACCAAACAAAACACTGAATATCGCTTTGGCTGGTACTGGTGTAGGTAAGTCTTTGTTTATGTGTCACATGAGTTCATCCGCATTGAGTGAAGGTAAGAACGTATTGTATATCACAATGGAAATGGCAGAGGAACGCATTGCAGAACGTATCGATGCTAATCTAATGGATCTACCTATTCAGCAGTTAACCGAGTTACCTAAGAATGTATTTGATGAAAAGATCAAAAAGATTGCTAAGGGTTCTATTGGTAAACTGATCGTTAAACAATATCCTACAGGTGCTGCACATGTTGGTCACTTTAGAGCTTTACTTAATGAGTTAAAGCTTAAAAAGAACTTTACGCCTGATATGATATTCGTTGATTATCTAAACATTTGTTCATCTTCAAGAGTCAAGAATACTTCAGCAAATAGCTATACGATTATTAAATCGATTGCCGAAGAGTTACGTGGTCTTGCAGTAGAGTTTGATGTACCTATTATGAGTGCTACTCAAACGACACGGTCAGGCTTTGGTAATACTGATGTTGGTCTTGAAGATACATCTGAATCATTTGGTTTGCCAGCAACGGCTGATCTAATGTTTGCTCTTATTTCAACAGAAGAGCTAGAAGAGCTTAATCAGATCATGGTGAAACAATTAAAGAATCGCTATAATGATCCGACTAAGTACAAACGTTTTGTAATTGGTATTGATCGAGCTAAGATGAAGCTATATGATGTAGAAGAATCTGCTCAAGATAATATTATGCAAGACATGGCTATTCCCGATAAACCCATTGCAACGTGGGGAAATAATGAAAACAAAGACACGTTTGCAGATTTTAAAGTCTAGGAGAAAAATATGTTAAAATGGTTTAAAGAACGTAGTGGTGAAAGAACTACTTTAGATGGTGCGTCACTTATGGTAATCTGTGGTTCAGTTATTTTGTTTGGCGGCGTTGCAAACTTATTAGCTTGGGCTGGCTTACTGTATGGAATTTACACTACAGTATCGTCAGAGGATGAAAGCTAAATGTTTGATGTAAATCTTATATCATACAGTAGACCAGCTGATGGGAGTGAGTTATCCGACGATCTCCTACAGCTGGTAGCATACTGTGCACGAGTATCAAATCCTAGTAATCAAAACAACGAGGCTACTTCGGAAAAGCTAGTAAAGTATCTTATTAAACATAAGCATTGGTCACCTTTAGAAATGGTGAATGTTTGTTTAGAAATAGAAACTACTCGTGATATTGCTCGACAAATTCTTCGTCATCGATCATTTACTTTCCAAGAGTTTTCTCAGCGATATGCAGATCCTCTTCAAGATTTAGAAATGGTTACTCGAGAAGCTAGATTACAAGATCAATCTAATCGCCAAAATAGTGTTACTATCGATCAAAACGATCCAGAGCAAAGACGAATCAATGAAGACTTTCGTATGAAACAAAAGACCTTAATTCGTTCAGCTGAACAATTATATAATTGGGCTATTGGTAATGGTATTGCAAAAGAACAAGCAAGGGCCGTATTACCAGAAGGTCTTACTAAATCTCGTATGTATGTAAATGGTACTCTTCGATCTTGGTTACACTATATTGATTTGCGTTCTAGTAATGGTACTCAGCTAGAACATATACATATAGCAAAGGCCTGTGCCGAAGCAATATCAAAAATATTTCCAATGGAATCAGTATTATGACAAATATATGCAAAACTATATTATGGGAAGAAAGCATTTTTTCAGTTGACTTAGAAAAAATAGATAATGACAAGATTATTGAACATTATCATGAATTAAAAAAAGAGGACCCTATAGGAGTAAGCAACTCAAATAATGGTGGCTGGCAAAAAATGCTAGCTCCCGGTAAATGTAAGGAGCTTGATGGTCTTTTAATCGATTTGGAATGTGCTGCAAGTGAAATCTTTAATAAAACTTATAAGCGCAAAGAGCAATTAGTAATTTCTAATTGTTGGTTTAATGGTAATTCGTATGGTGATCACAATTCAGTACACACTCATCCCGGATCTGTATTATCTGGTGTTTACTACTTAACTGATGGTAAACCAGAACACGGTCAAATTCATTTTCAAAGATCAAATTATGAGTCAGTGCATTCTTTTCGTTTTCCAAGTGAACAATTAGATCTTGCAGAAAGCAATCACCCTGATCATATTGGACTTGATTATACTACAACAGCAAGCTTTATTGCAAAAGCATCAAGGGCATTATTTTTTGGTTCATGGATGCAACATGGCGTGAGTACAAATAGAACAAATGATACTAGAATCGTAATTGGTTTAAATTTTTATATATCTGGAAAAGAAGATCTTTCACCTTTTGATTATCATGAAGATGATAATTATGCTTAAAGTTATATAACAAAAAGTTATAACCATATAACAAAAAGGTCTAAAAAGAATGCAAAAAACAGTGTACACATAGTGATACCTGTGGTATAATAGCACTATAAATTAATAAAACAAGTGAAGGAAATTATATTATGAAAAAATCTTTATTAAACGCAATTAACAACATCTCTTCAACTGAAGAGTTAAATGCAGCAATTGACTTAATTAAAATTAAGCAGAA